TTGGGTCTTCCTCGGGGTGGTAGATGATTTTCTCTAGTTCTGCTTCACAGGTTGGGAGAAGACGTTCTCCTCCTGCTTCAATGCTACGCTTTAGACTTTCCTGGAGGGAAGGAGTACACTTATCCCTGTCTACTTCGATGTACAAGGAGTCATGGACTTGATTGACCATTGCTGCCCCTGCTTCCCTATAATCAGGGTTCCTGTCAACTTCTTGCATTGCGAGTCCGATGATGTATCCGGCACTTCCTTGGCAAAAGTAATTACACGCTGTAGTATAGATTTGATCTGGGTTGACGTCAAGTCTGTATCCTCCCTTACAGGTGATGAAGGGGTATCCATATTTCTTGTCATTGTCAAATACTTCTTTAATCTTAGAGGCTGTGAACTTTGGTACTTCGGGAAACCTACCTACAATCTTAGTATAGGCATTAGTTAAGTGTTTTGCTTTGGCGGAGGGCGGAGCATACTCTTTTGGCCAAGCCTCGTGTAAGAGCACTTCATCTGAAACAGCCTTGTACGTAGTAATTGCCTTCTTTTCAGAGCCTCCATAGATAATGCAGAAGTTTCCATTCTTGATCCATTGGTAGTAGGTTCCGTTAAAGAGGACTTTGAACGGGATTGATCTTTCTTCACATTGTTTGAAGGTGCGGGGATAGAGGGTTCTTGCGATTTCTGCATGGAAAGACTTCTTTTGGTCGAAGATGGATGTTAGTTCTTTATTACCTACTTCATATCCCCAGATACGAAGCTCAATGTTTACCAAGTCATAAACTAACCATACTTTTCCTTTAGGAGGTCCAAATATGTTTGTAAGTGCTTTGTCAATGTTCTGAGTGTTAGGGTTTCTACTGGCTTGTCTTGTCTCTCTGGTCCCCGTAATGAGCATGTCACTGTGGATGTAATCACTATCATCGACCCATTTGAGATATGACGAAAGGTATCCTCTCTTTGTACCCTCCCTTCTAAAATCTGCAAAGTGTTGCAGTGGTGTATGTTCAGGGTAGGTTTTGATGTATCCATCTATCACATCCTTATTCATTAGGGGTTTACCAGTTTTCTCTGATCTGTGAGTTACTGGTAGTTCAAGTACGTTGAAGAGAAAGAAAGAGATATGCTTCTCATTAGTAAAGTCTAAGTCATTACCTAATTGGCACTCCTCATGTATCTTTCTGGAGAGGATAGTCCTCATAACACCTTGTAGTGCGATCTGTTCCTCTACTGCATCAGTGTAGAGGTGCATCCCGTGTGATTGCATTTCATAGGTAATCTTGAGGAGGGCTTTCCTCTCTTCATAAACATCCCTTAGAGAATACTCAGCCATGACATTCTTGTAGAGTTGCCACATTAACCAGGTCATCTCTACATCATCAATACCATATCTAGTACATTCATCAATGCACAACCAGTAATCCATTGAAGACCAACTAGTACCTGGTCCTCCTTCTCCTGGCATTGTATGGTGTCCTTCTTTAGCTAGATCATAGTCCTTATGTTCTTGTCTAGCTTTAAGGACTGCTGCCTTTAGCTTCTTCTGTTCTTCATTGGCATACCCCAAGTATCGGAAGGCTAGTTGTTTAAGTGCGTGACGCTCTCCACTGCAACATACGTGGGAAGCAATCATAGTATCTTCAATTCTATCCCATGAAGATGTTAAGTCTATTCCTATGGAGTGGAGTGCCCTTACATCAAACTTGGAGTTGTGCATGAGAAGGGTGGAGGCAGAGGAGAGAAGAGTCCTTGCCTCTTCTAAATCCTCCTCTTGCCATGTTACTTCTGCTCTGTCATATGGGTTTACCTCCCCTGTCCAGTGATAGTTAGACTTACCATCACATGCTGTAATCATAAAAGGACGACAACCGTGGAAGAAGTCAGTTCCTGTTGTTTCAGTGTCAACTGCTAGAAGCACCTTTCTCCTCGTCTGTTCCATGGATTGTCTTTGTTCTTTCTTCCCTATCATCTAGGGCAGGATTATCGTTCTTAGTAGGTGCTACATAAGCTCTCTTACCATACTTTCTTGTATCAACACAGGTATCATCATGTTTATGAGTGAAGCCTAGTTGTTTAGCTTCTGCTAGTTCCTCTATTGTCTTTCTGGCGAAGAGAAGTTCATCTTCGTCATTGTAAAGATGCCACTCCTCTTCTTCATAACAGTAGACGAACCACCCACAGTCTCTAGTGATTAGTTCTAGCTGTTTTAGGGCTTGATTGTAAGTATCCACAGTCCTAGTACATAGGGAGAGGGAGATTGCCACCACACTGTTAGAGAAGCTCCAGCTAGACAAGCTAGAACGAATCCTGTTCCTTTACGCTGTTCCTGTGTCATTAGTAAGTTCTTCCATTTGTTGTTGTAGGGAGCTTATCATTTTATGCTTTACCATATTACTAACAGTTCGTAGGATTTCTCGCTGTTCCTCTGTGGGTGTTAATCCCTCACTAGAATTTGTCCTAAAGAAAATATTTTCTTTACCTACGATTAAGTAACAATCATCTGTCTGTAAGATACTTAATTTCTCTTTTAGTCGTTGACACTCTTGTCCTCTAGTAATTAGTTGTTCTGGGGTCATTGTGAATCCTCTAATTTCTTTATCTTATCGGCTAAGTACCACTGTGCTTTCTTTAAGTCTTCAATAGTATTTCCTTTGTGATCTGCTCTAAGAACATACTTAATTACATTACCTAGATTAAATCCCATGTGACGAGTAATTTGAATTACCTCAATTCCTGAGGGATGAGAGGTATAATGAGATGGGTGATTTACGGGATCATTCATAGTGCTACTTTCTCCTGAAACTCTTTCCACTCACGGTCTGTCATTGAAGATGGTTTTGCTTCTCTACCATGGTAGTCCGAATTAACAATAGAGCCATCTGGCAGAACACTTAGTAATTCTCTTAACACTCCCATTTCCATTCTACTAAATTTCTTTGCATGTAATACGTAGTCCTCGAATGCTTCACAAGCTACTGGGCAAATAGACTTAACAATCTCAAACATACAGTTGGCAAATTGACGGATCTCTAATTGAGCATGAGAATCCATTCGTAGACGTAGGAAGTTAAAGATGTTGTGTAAGTCACATTTCCAGTAGGCACGAGTGTAGGTTGAAAGGGGTAGGTCTTTGCGGGCTTGTTCTTTGGCGACTCCTAGGTCTAAGCGAGTTTGGTACAAATGCTTAGCTGTATTATGATAGGCCTTTTCCGTTGCACTAAGATTGGCACCTCCTTTTCCTTCTTCCAGGTATCCACTACTTCCTTGTTTATTACTTGTGGCTTGTAACCTCCATTCCTTAGGATCAGTTACTTGGAAGAAGTCTAATGCTTCTGTGTAACGAGTAGAGTACTCATTAACAGATGCAGTTCTGTGTCGAATCCACTGCCTCCAACAATCCATTGGTACTTGTACCATGAATTTGATTTCAACCATCTCAAAGGGTGTGGTGTGTCCGTGATTGAGAAGGTAACGGATTAAGTTGCGGTCTTTTACAGGTGTTTCCAAATTTCTCTCTTTCCATAATTTATCGTATTTTCTTATGTTATCTGTAGAACTACTACCTTCATAATAAGTTTTTCCATCTATAGGTAATAACCAATTTGTTGCTAAATACCCATCTTCCCAGTTTCGGAATGTATTTTCTGGTACAGGTTCATTAGGAAAAGCTTGCTTAAAGATTTCTATATCGTCTGCTTGTTTATCCTTTCCATAGCTTACTCTTGCTGCTTGTACAATGCTTGAGTCGTCTCCCATACTGTCTACAAGACAGATAAAGGCATTCTGATCGGTTAGTGGGTGGAATTTCTTCCAAGTGAGTGGGGAGGTCATTGTTCTTCGTAGTACCTGTATTGGTGTGCTTTGTTTCTGTGAGAGACAATCCAGTAGTAAGAATACTCATCTACTTTAATGGTGTCTCTCATCTCTTTTGAATACGTGTGCTTACCAGCTAATGGACCATCAATGAATTGGATTAGGTAGAAATTTCTCCGGAGTAACATCCTCGATGCTTCTGAATTGAAAGTCTCCATCAACTGTAACACCTTTCCATCCACCACCAGGTCGTGTTTGTGGTTGTCGTTTAATCTGTCCTGAGGAAATCCAATACTTGAATGCCTGACGACAGGCTTTCTGGAGGGAAGGAGCTACTACTGTGTGGTATAGGCCGGCGTAGGAAACAGTGTAGGTGGAGGAGTGTTTGGTTTTCATAGTGTTCTATTTACCTCATCTATGGAAAGGGAAACAATACCTGTTTTAGTCCAGACTCTATAGTGAAAGTCTGTTACTGCGAATATCTGTACTTCTTGTCCTACTACTCCTTTCTCACGAAAGTAAGGGGTGTCTGGGACAATGAATTTATCACCTGTGGTCAGCATTACAGCATTACCAATTGTGGGTCAGCGGGGTTTGCAAATACAACACACCAATAGTTATCTTTCATTCCCATTCCTATGAAAGAGTAAGGGGTTCTAATGTTTTTCTTGTGTCCAGGGGATTTCATCCAGGCTTCCATTACCTGAACTGGTAGAGAGTAGCCTGATGCAATGTTCTCAGCAGAAGCCATAGACTCAAATCCTGCCCCTGCTATTCTTTGACTATGAGTTGAGTTTCCTGCTCCTCTGTGAGATAGACGTCTTTTCTGTGCCATCCACTCTGCATGTGATTGTGCTGCCTGTGCTAGAAGGGGACTGTAAGTAGGTACGTTAGGGGTGTACTTGAGGTGTTCTCTGTAGAGAAGGTCAAGGGGTGGATGTGGGGTCATTTCTATTCCTTTTGTTAGTAAAAGATGCACTTGGGACTTTCACCCTTGTTAATGTAGTTCAGGATTGGGTTGGGAGATAACGACTGTCATGAGAAAGAGCCGCCGTACTACAAGACATCTAAAGAGGAATTACTTATCTCCTACAATGTGCCAGATCATTACAAAGACAGCACAAGTAAGGAAGAAGAGGTAAGTTAATAGACCTGGTCCTAGTTCAAAGGTAAGTATCATTATAGATCCTATAGATAGTGAATAGTAATTGTCGTATTGGGATTTGAACCCTTCCACCCCTCCTACGGATACGACAACTCACCTATTGTTGTTATCCCAGTATTTGGTGATTATTACTGGATTGACCAAGGCAGGGATTTGCACCCTGCATAAAAGCGACTCTTCCAAAGGTGGTGGCTAGTTTTGTTGTTGATACAATCGGCATATCACGCTCCGACGGGAAATAGATAATCCCCAAACAATCTAACTAATACCCCAGTTCGTATGGGTTGGTCATCAATCTCCCCTTAATAGTCGAGTTCAGTTAGCTCTGCACGTTAGGGGTAGCGGCTACCTATTTCGCCACTTGGTCACTCTTCTTTCCAAGGCTTCTCGACCGAAGTACGAGGCTCACGAGGAAAGAAAGAAAGGTAGTTACTTCACCTTGTATTCTTGGTTGTGGAAAATGAGTCCAGTAATAGTACGTAGGTCAACTAACCTATGTCCACTCATTCCTCCATTTCCATCAATCTCAGTGAAGCGTAGTCTTCCATGTTCATCAAATTCTCTATGATGAACTCCTTGCATTACTCGTTCCTCTCCTTGCATTGCAGACTTTACAAGAGAGTTCCATTGTCGATCTGTCTTTCCTGCTTTTCCTTCTGCAAGAAGAGTAGCTGTGTGCTTAGGGTCTGGTTTCTTTGTAAAGGTAATACTCATAGCTACTCTAGGGTATTGCTTTACTAGTTCAATCATAGTTGTACGATTGATTACTTCTGGTTCTCCTTCTGTATGGGAGGCGAAGGCAAATTCATTCTCTACAATAGATTTAGAAATATCCCACTCTAAACCATCTGTATTCTTTAAGGTAAATCCATTAAAGCTAACTTGAGTGACCTTACCACAAGAGAACCTAGAGAATACATCTCCAACTTGTACTTTACTGGTATCAGCTTTATGTTTAAGTGTAGTTTCCATATTATCATTCAATTGGGGGAGAGAAAAAAGAAGAGGGGCTTCACCTACCCCTCCGTGAGGAACCTAGGATAGGGGCTAGGTTCCAAGGTTACTCCTCTAGCCTCCGCAAGAGAGGGAAGAGGAGCAAGAAGCCTTAGGAGCAGCAAGAGCCTTGAATAGCCCTCGTACTCGTTTAGGACGGTTCTGCAACCAAGTTCGTACCGGAGCACGACGGAAGACAGTTACTCGTGCTGAGGCAGCAAGACTACCTGAGCAAGAAGAGAGACTGCCAGAGCAACTAGCTACTGGTTGTTGTCCTGAGGCTTGGGGAGAAACAAATGCCAGTGCAATAACACCAGCTACGATAAGGGGTAGAATGTACTTCATTCTGTGGGTTCCTTTTGGATCATCGCTAGAATGTCATCTTGATGAAGAAGGCGATGGTCTTCTCCATTGATGGTTACCTTATCACCAGAATAGGAACGGTAGAGTACCGTATCTCCTTCTTCTAGTTTATCTTCATCGGACTCTCCTGAGTCTCTAACATTTAGAGTTCGTCCTACCTTAACCACTTTACTGAAACTGATTGGTTCAGTAGGTGCAGAGGGAAGAGCAATTCCTCCAGGAGATACAAGTTCTGGTTCTTCAAGTTTAACAAGAAGTCTTTTACCGTAGGGAATCATTACTTATGCCTCCATTTGAACGCTGGCTGCTGCTACAGTGCGTTCCTTTCCTGTTTGAGTGTTCTTAATTAGTAATAGATCATCCTCCTTTTCCTCTAGGATTCCGTACTTGATTCCTCGGTAGGTGCAGTACTTGGTGTCCTTTGAGAAAGACACTTCTTCACTGTCATCTGCACTTGGTTTCTCTGACTCTTCAACGTGGGCAAAAGCAAGAACTCGCTTCTGCTTACGTCCCCTGTAAACGTCTCCTTCCTCGATGATCCACTCAACGATTCGGGGTTCTGCATCAATCCAATCCATTACTTCTTGGAAGTCCTCGTAACCACTGGTGATTTCATTAGGAACTCCGAGTCGTTCGAGGTCTTCGAGCATACTGCCCCAAGCGTCTTCTGCGGTCCAGTCAGAACCGGGTTTCTCACTGTCCTTGATGTACCAGGTAAGGTTCAAGGCATCGTTTAGCTCAGTGCCCTTCTGTTTTTCTGGGGTGAGAACGGTAAGAGTAACTGATACCAGAGGATACACCTCATCTGGATCATCTTTGTCATAGGGCTTGTCTCCACAGAACAATTCCATTGTTGCTGTACCTTTGTCTCCGAAGTCAAAAGGAATACCTCGAACTGTTCGTTCTGCCTTCCGTACTTCATCAAAAGTACCGGAGGTGGTGTTCTTTGCGAAACGGGCGAAGTTCTTGGACATCTTGGTCTTAGCCATAATACTATTCTCTACTTAGAGGGGGTGAAATTAAGGTGCTGTTGAATCTTAGTCGGAAAGTGCTTAATCAGATTGGTGTAGGCTTCTTGTGCTGATTCTCCCATTGAAATTGGATTAGGTAACTTTAGTCGGTTCTTTGCATCGTATACAGGGTGGTTTGCTGTATAGATTACTCGTTCTACTCCTTCATCTAGATCCTCTACTACTTTGTGTTCTGTGGCTTTCTTCTTCCACATCTTACTGGTCTTAACGGTAAAGTCCATTGTTAGAAACAGAGTGGCTTGTGCCCACTTAGTAAAGATAGCTCTAGGCCATTTCTCCATATCTAACACTGTCTTCTGGTAATCATTCTTCAAGGGATCTTTCTCTGTTTCAGATCGCTTGTGTCCAATTAGTATTACATTTACTCCTTTACTACGGAGGAAGGTTAATTGTGTTTCTAACTTCTCTGCATAAAGCATACCCTCTGCTTTCCATCCAGCAGCAAAAGCATTAAATGCTTGTATATCATTTGAATAGAATTTCTTGAGGATGTCTTGTTGCATAAACTGAGAGACACCAGACAGACTATCAACTACTACAGTTGCATAACCTGTTGCATTCTTAATGATGCTAAGAAGATCAGTCCAATTCTCTGCTTCTTCTTCATCGATATCCTCTTCATTGATTTCTTCTGCATCAATGAGGTCTGCGAATCCACTCTCTTTACAAGAGATACCTAGAATTGGTTTAGGGAACTGTGCAGCTAAACCAGACTTACCAATACCTGGATCTCCGTATAAGGTAAGTCCTACTCCTCTATTGGGACGGGTCATCTAAAACCTCCACTAAGTGCCATACATAACCAACCCCATCAATACATGTTCCGTGGATATGTGTGTTTTCCTGGAATTCCCATCCTGTACCAACAACACAGAAGTTTCTTGTTACTACTTCTTTTTTGTTACAATAGGAATACCAAAATGTTACCTCATCATGTTGAATACCTACATGATGAATTTTTGCATCCTCAGGTAAAGAAAGTTCTCGTATCTCTTTACCAACATCTAATTGACTTTTATGGATGATTCTCATTAGGAAAATTCTACTCCTGAGTCTTGTAACTTAGTTTCAAGTTTCTTTACCTTTTCTTCTAGGTTGTAGATTTGTTTCTGTTGTATGGATGTTGTTCCATAGAGGAACTCAATTTGTTCTAGTAAGTCACTCTGTTGCTTTTGCAGACCCTCTAGAATATCACATAGTTGAAGTAATCTATCTTCTGGTATATTCATTCTTCTTCTTTGTCCTTTCGTTGTTCACTCTCTGTGGCTGTGAATGCTGCTGCATACCGTTTCTCTAGTTTAGTCCTATTTCCCTGGATTAGGAGAGGAAGAGTGGTGTTACAGGCAGAACAGTGGTAGAGGAAACTTTCCCATACCCGCATGAAGGCTTTCTGGGGGAGAAGAGATTGGTCTACACCATAGATAACGTGTTTCTTCACTAGAGACGCAAACTCCTCAATGGAAGCAATGAGTCGGTCTAGTGAGAGTACATTGTCTTTAGGGGAATAGGGGATTTCTAGAGGAAGGGCTTCTACTGGAACTCCTAGTACATGTGTTCCATATACAGAGTACCAAAGGATGTCTTCTAGCTCTTCTACAGTGTTTTTCCTTGAGGATGATACATGTAGTTCAAGGATTTCTGTAGATAGTCCTAGGGCTACATGAAGGAGTTCAAAGTGGAGGGAAGGGAGGGCACGAGGTGGTGCTGCTTTAAGGCAAACAAACTTACGATAGTCAGATAGCACTAGGTGGGTTCCTCTAGTTCGGAGAAATAGGAGTCTACTGGTACAAGATCGGAGAGGTCGGATTCTCCAATTAAGTAGGAATGATAGTTACAGTTGTAAGAGGGGGTCATTCTTGCATTAAAGCGCCTTACAGGGTGACGGTAGAATATGGAAGAGAAGTACTTAGGATCTTCGTGGTCAAAGTCTGGTTGAGTTACGTAGTCATACCATTCAATGAGTCGAAGGATTAGTGGTTTGATGGTAAAGTCCATCATCTGTTCTTGAGCCTCAAGAGGAAAGTGGTGTATTCCCTGATGTACCCAATTGTGTTCATTTAGGAAGATGGGATATTGTCCTTTGTAACTTCCACAGGGTCCACTGAATAATCTACTGATGTAGTCCTTGTCGGATTCCTTGTGTTTCTTTGCAGGACCATACTTCTGTACTTCTGGGATCTTAATTAAATCATAGAATACCCATTCACAGTCTTCCTCAGTTGAAAGATAAAGAGCACATTGAAGGTCTACATGAAGTTCTTCTCTTGTCTTAGAAGGATCAATGTATCCCTTTGCTTTATGTTCTGCTAGGACTGTACCATACTGTGGATGATTACGGCAGATACCATCTTTCTTACCTCTAATGCGAATCTTATGAGGACCAACATCAATGTATTCATCAATGATTTCTTCTGTTACCCAATCTCCTTCGAAGTTGTTTAGTTTGTAGACCCATAACATCTTCTTAGTGGAGTAATCGAAACTCTCTGGAGCCTCTGGATACCTTTCATGAAGATAGTCTAACATTCCTTCTGCTGAGGATTTAAAGTCTTTAGAGGGAATGTAGAGTTCTAATCCTTTGTGAAAGGTATCTCCCCACCAAAGGTTAAGGGGGGATTGAGTTATTGGATCTTCTAATCCAAGAATAGCATAGAGATAGAAGGAGTAGGGACATTCTAAGAACCTGTTAAGGAGAGATTGTGTTATTCCGTCTCGGAGGGGACCTTTCCACATGTGAAGCCTTGTGTAGGGAAGTGAATGTTGGGAGGAAGAGGATAGTGTTCAATGAGTCTTGTTTTATTGTGATTAGGTGGGAGGAAGAGGTTTTCTTCCGGGGTTATGTTGTGCAATCCTTTTTCCTGGGAGGGAGAATCCAACTCTAGCCCATGAACTTCTTGTCCTGCGTCGGAAGAATTTGATAAGGGCATTAGGTGCTACCTCAACTGGGGTGTAGGAGATTTTAAGTAGTGGTCCATCGTTAATGGACACTATAATATAGTCATCTAAGACTGAGTGTACTTCAACTGAGAGTTCTTCCCCCATTTGTACTACGGAGTTCGGTTTGACAGAGAGAGTTAACATAGGAGTCGAGTTTTAGGGAGAATTCACGGATGTCATATACTTTATACTCTTGTTTAAGTATAGCGGAGGGGTGTTTTAGGAATAAAGAGGACTTACAGGGAAAGGCATCCCTTGCTACTGCTCCTAGGTAAACCACTCCGTCGAAGGGGAAGGAAGTGTAGAGGTCTTTGACTCTGGGTAGGCAGGCTTCAATCTCAGATCTGGAGGGAGGACGATTAACTGGTTTTGTCTTTCCCTCTTTCCAAGGTCTGCATCCAAGAATGTTTGTGACTTTGAAGTGGAAGGAAGTTCTGGTCCAGGACAGACAAAAGTTAAGGACGCGGCCTGTTCTGCCCATAAAAGGTGAGCCTGTAAGATCCTCTGTCTTTCCTGGTGCTTCTCCAAGGAACAAGAGAGTGGGGGAGGACCGAAGTGGTCCAAGGATTGGTTCTTCATTGCCTTCTTGTATTTCTCCTTGATAGTAAAGGAGAGAGCCATCCCTCTCTACTGTTCCTTTTGAGCATTTTCCATATCCTCCAAAAACAATATGTCGTCTAGACTCCGCAAGTCCGCATCTTGTGCAATTGAGGTATCTTTCTTGGTTATGATGAATTCCACTCGACATTCTACTTCCAAGGGGGAGTTTGAGAGTAATCGTTGTAGAGTCTTAAGGGAAACCTTCTTCTTACCATTTAGCATGTTTGCAACATTTGTGTATTGCATTCCTACTTGATGACAGTAAGAGGTTAGTCTACCTGAGTCTATGTTTTGTTGAATGAGTAACTTTAATGCTGCTCCTTGCTCAGTTGTTAAGTAGGCTGTAGTTGATAGCCCTCCTTCCTGAGTAATATGTAATACATCGTCCATTCTTTATCTTCTTCTCCTTAGAGGAATATAACCAGTAGATTCTTGGATACCTAGTAATCGAGCTACTTGCCCTAGTGTGGTCTGGAGGCTTTCTGGGGAGAGAAGGGTACTAGTAATATACATTACTCTCCAATTGAGGATTATTGCTTCATAGTGTTTGATGTGGTCTTGTGTCATTCCTTTAAGGGAGAAGTGTCCTGGTCCGTCTCCGTGTACTTCTAAGGCTACCTTCTTAGTTGGCCAAGCAAAGTCAAACCTGAACTGTCTAGTGGGATGAAACTTATACTCTTTCGTAGGAAGGTGGGTAGGATATCTAGCTTTCCACTCAGTAAAGAAGAGAAGTTCTAGGTGAGACTCCTCCTGTTTCTTTCTTCTCTTCTTCTTTGGCATAGTTAAGTTAAGTTAAGGGTTGTCGGCTCGGTTATCGCTGACGTTATGGTAACGAAAACTATTCAGTCCTGCTGCTTTGATTTCCATTTTGAATTGTCGGATCACGCTGCTGTGGTTCGCCAATCCAATACGACTTGCCACATTTCCAACATTTGCAAGCGTCAGTATTTAGGTAGAGCCCGGTGTAATGTCGCTCACTGTGGCTGTGGTATGTCCAGTTGACTGTCTCGCAAAAAACACACCTGTGCTTGCTCCAATACTCAACGAACCTCTGTGCCTTCATGTTTACACCATCACCCTGCGTTGCACCGAAGCGGGGTCGGCGTTGTTGTGTGTACTCATTAGAAAGGACGCATTATTATTGGTAAGGACATTGTGAATACTAGTTTACTTGAGTCTCCTTCTTTCATGTATTGTTGGTGGCTTTCGTGTATCTTTGGGTCTCCCCACCAATTAGGAAATCCTGTATCTTTCAGTTGTCTCTTCTCCATAATTGTCCTTGCAGTTAAGTGAGAGGGACTTCCCTTTTGATAGAGAAGGTACGCATACTCAGCTAGTTGTTTTGCCTTATACCTCCACATTGCACCAAAGGCTTCATAGTAACCATAAGAGAGAAGGTAAGTGCATCCATAGAGAGTTTGTAGTCTTTGCTCTTTGGATAGGGCTTCTACGTTTTCCTGGTGGGAAGTATATGGACATAGTATGACTAGACCTAATCTCTGTGGGGCGAATCCTTTGATCTTTGGGTAGGAGGTGTAGGAGGACATTACTTGACTAAGTACAGGTCTTGGGAGGAACGGGTTCTAGCCACAAAGTCTAGGTTAAGTTCTTGCTCTTTAGCAATTGGGTGTGACATAGCAAAGTCAAGGGGAATGGGAGGATCAAGAATGAAGATGTTCTGTGCCTCTAGTCCTTTTGCTTTGTGACAAGTAGTTAGTTTGAATCCTGGGATCTTATCAGAGAATGCTTCTTCTAGGAATGTGGTAATATCCTTCATTGTTTTACACTGTGCTAGGATGGAAATAATGTAGGAATACTTATCTTGACAACTATGAACAAAGAATTGATTAGGGCACCTTTCCATCTTAGTGAGCCAAGCCTTTAGCTTCGTCTTTAGAGAGGGAAGGTCATCTGCCTTGAAGTAAGAGATGAACTTCATAATCTCTTCCTTTAAGTCTTTGTCTACTAGAGTGAAGTGGATTCCTTTAGTGTGCATCCAGATTGCTAGGTTAATGATTGTGGCATTAGTTCTAGCAACAAAGAGAGTGTTAGCTGGATTGATGGAGGAAGTAAGGATGGTGGGAAGGTCTAGTTTAGAGAGGGTTTTAATAGTTGCTTTGTGAAGGTTTGGTCCTGGAAGAACTCCACCTGGTCTAACTTCATTAGCATAGTCACAAATAGCTGGGGGACATCTCTGGGTTACTTTAAGAGGAAGAACAGCATCTGCCTTCTTCTTAATGTTCTCATACATCTCTTCTGATGCACCTGCAAAAGCATTGATTGCTTGATTCTTATCTCCACAGAATACAATGTGCTTACAGTAACGAGTTAAGAGTTTGAAGGTACAGGATGAAACGTCTTGTGACTCATCTACAAAGCCTACATCTGTCTTTGGTCCTGTAATGTGCTTCATTGCCATCCAAGGCATATCAGCATATTCTACCATTCCATCTGGAATAGATGCTCTGTAGAGGAGGTCTTCTACTTTCTCTTGCCAATCATCAGGGATAGTAACATTAGAGAGATCAGGATACTTGAGGAGAAGGTAAGCACAAGTCTCCTCGGAGGGTTCTATAGCTTCTGTCTTGTAGTAGTGACAGAGCTTCTTTACTCCTAACCACTCTCTTTTCTCTTCCCAGTGCATTGAGGAGAGTGATCTACCAGTAATTAACTTAATGTGCCTTTCGGTACGATAGTTTACGAGTTTCTGGTAGCCGAACTGTTTAATGAGAACTGAATAGCCTGTTCCATGTAGAGTGTGAACTTTAGCTCTAGTTCTCTTTAAGGATAGTTCTAGTTTTTGTTTAATGGACTTTCCGTGTGCAAAGAAAGTACAAGAGGAAGAGGCAGGGAACTCTTCTTGGAGGTAAGAGAAGATTTCTGATTGTTCATCTGTTGGTTTAATACGACCCATCATTTGATGAGTCATAGTTAAATAACCGTAGATGAGGGAGAAGGTCTTTCCAGTACCTGGTCCTGCATCAATAAGGGTGATCATTTGAAAATGTTGTATTAGAAAAATTGTTGTGTAGTATATTACTAATGGATGTATTTCTCCATTGATTTATCTCTTGAAGACTAACTAGAAAATTTGCGTGTTTGAATATCTTATCCAAAGTTTGATCGTCTAGTACTCTAAAGGCCCTCATTCTAATGAGTTTAGTAGTGGGGGCTTTGATTCTACAGTTGCATGAGACTTCTTTTACTTGGTGATAGAAGTTCCGAGAACCTCTTTTTGATTTAGTAGCTTCTTGTCGAATTATATCATCTAATATAATTAATTGTCTTCTTGTATACATCATTCATGTTTTCCAATAGGGGAGCCATCTAGGAATTCATAGTACTCTGCTAGTTCATCTAGGTAAACAGAAGAATTCTCACTACCTAACTGTACCCACATTGAACCATCTTGTGCTACTGCTTCTACAATGACAAAGATGTAACTTCTATGCTTATGTTTAATTACTTTTCCTACTAAGGATTGTAATTCTTCAAGTGTGTTGTAAGGAATCATTCTACTGTGTAGGGGGAGTAGGGTGGGGGAGTGAAGTCTGAGTAAAGCTCTTCAACTGGTATAAAAATCTCTTCTCTGGGTTGAGAAATAGTAGTATACCAGATACCTCGTCCTATTGATTTAGTAAATATTACTCCTTTTGGGCAACTGGCTGGTGGGGTCCACTCTCTTTGTACTATTGGAAAGTAATTTCCTTTTTTCCAATCTTGAATACACTCTAATACCTTTTGTGTTTTAATGCTATAGTAGTGCTCTCCTTCCTTAGGTGTGTGTAGTCCTTCTTTAGCTAGTACCCATCCTTCTGGAAGGGGAATGGTGATTGAGTGCTTACTCATTAGAGGGTTCCTTGTTGTCTCGGGGGAGTCGTTTAATCTCAATGTGCTTTGGTGCATCTATTTGAATACTTGCTCTACTTCTCTTGGGACCGTAGAGAGTAATTTGTTCCCCTCCTGGTAGGTAGATTACTGTTTTCTGGGAGGGAACTAGATTGAGACATAGCATGGTGGTTATACTCGTTTGGCTCGGGTTTTGGCTCTTGCTACAATACGTTCGAAGGCTATTTGGTGTAGGTAGAGTCCGTCATATACCCCTCTTGTACCTACATTCAACCAGATACCATTTGAGTTAGAAAGATCTAAGGATTCAAGGTAGTAAGACTCATATCCTGTTACTCCATTATGACCAAAGTCTAATACCTTACCCTCTTTTCCTTCTCTAAGGGTAACCCTTAGTCGTTTAACTTGAGGTTCTCCCGTGGTATGGTTGAATCTGACTGCTAGTACGTGTTCTGGTTCCAAGAATAGGTCTTCTTTGATTCTCATAGGTCGGTATTCTTTTGTTAGTGAGGGAGTAGCCTTGGCGAACTCTAGCTAGGATTCTTTGTCTCTCTAGTTTATGTGCTAGTGATTTAGAGAGGTGGTGCTTTACTATTCTAACTGAGAAAGAGGTGCATAGTTCTTTCCTTAGTTCAGTATCGGGATGATGGGTAGCCCATGCTCTGTAGGTTTTACCCATTCCAACGTAGAAAGGGATGTGACAGTCTAACCATTCATAAATGTAGTAACCAACTACTACTGAGGGTCCAATGGTGTAGGAGAAGTGAGGGGAAGGGATGGGGAATCTTTCCATTAAGCTGTTTGGGCTAATAGTGCAGCAGAGTTTCCTGGGATGGAACGACCTAGATCAATACGTTGTTTGTTCCTTCCTGTTTCAATGATTAGTTCCTGTTTGCGGAGTTTGTAGTAGATGAACTTGCGGAGATGGGCTAGTGCTTGTTCTTTGGTTAGTAAAGAAGCAGTTAGACATCTAGGTTTCCGGAGGGGGGACGCTATGAATAAGAATGTAGCTTCATTTATTGTAATACCGAATCTTTCTGCAATTGCCTCTTCTTCATAGTAATGACAGTATGGGGGAGTCATTCCTAGCTTAGGAATTCCTTCGGAATCAAGGTATAAACGATCTCCTGGTGTTTGTGAGCAGTATGCTCCAATCATACAATGGGTTGTGCCACATGAAGTATCCTCTACCCAATGATTCATTACCAAGTTAGGTTCATTCTCTGCTGCTTTGACTACGTTAAGTAGTCCCTGAAAGTCTATTGTCATTTAATTCGACTCGCTTCTAGGAGGGGGAGACCAGCTTCTGTAGGGATATAAATGACTTCACTAGAGCCATCTTGAAGACCTTGTACCCATAAGTACCTAAGGTAAGATTCATTATCTTTTAGGGATTCTCCAATAATTTTATTTGCTTCTGCTACTCCTTTGGCTCGTTCTACTTCTGCTTCTGCTAGCATTGTAGCCGCATCTCGTTTAGCTTCTGCTTCATTAACTGCAATCTTTCTATTTTGTTCAGCTCTCTTTAGTTCTGCCTCTCCTGCAAGTCCTTGTTGCCAGACAGAATAATGAGGGATAGCATACATACAGATCACTGCAAGAATGAAGAAACTGCAAATGCCTATAATGGTTAAAGTCTTTATTGAGTTATTCTCTGTCATTGTATTATCCAAAATTGATTATACCCCCTACCAGAGTTGTAGAATAGTTATCATTTTACATTGTAGCCAGGGGGTGTATATGGGGTGCGAACGGAGCAGGTTATACTTTTTTGATTACTAGGCTTTCTGTTTACTATACTTTAGACCATGATTTATGATTTCTAG